GCTGTTACTGAAACAGCTGATTTATTATCACTTGCCTTTGATGAACTATCTGAAACAACATAAGTATTATTTGAACTATCTTCTACTTGTTGTAAAGCATTGAGTGTCAATGCAGTAGTACTTTGGCTAGTCCTATGATTTGTAGTTCCATCACTACATTTTTGCAATCCATAATAACTAGGTGTTTGATCTAAAACACTACTTTGACAATTTGTGTTTCCTGTATCTTGTATTGTCTTTGATGTATAAGTGTTTGGTGAACCATTACCTGTAACAGTATATGTGTTTCCTGCTAAGTCTACTACTCTTCTATCATTAGGTAAGTTTAAATCTCTTAATGTTCTATCTGCTTCATAATCTCCATTAGGACTTGCACATTCTCTAATAAAAAGCACATTATTTAACAAGTCATTTTGATTATTAGTTGGTTGCTCTTCATTTTCATTTACATTTTCAATAGGAGTTGTAGCTGAAACTGTTGTAGTCTCATTTAGTAGTTCTAATTGACTTTCACCTGTTAATAAATTGGTTGTTATTTTATTAATCCTGTATTTCTCTCCTTGTATTGTTATAAGATCTGCTAAGCTATAGTTTAGTAAAAAAGATTGTGGTAATCTAGCAGTATGCTTTATTAGCCTCTTATTTACATCAAATATACCTTCTATATAAAACCTATAATATTTCTCAAATAAAGTGTCTGTAAATTGATTAGATGCTGAATATTCATTTAGTTCAGCTCTAAAATTTATGTTTTCTCTAGTAAATGTAGTAGGTTCTACTAATGTGTTTTGAAAAGATAGATGTGTAGAGTTAGATGGAATCCACAAAGAGTTAATTTGGTTAATACCATCAGTACTTATACTATCTAAAAACCTTATAGGTGCTGATAATGGTTGATATAAACCTAAAAATAATACTGGACTTTTAAAGTATGGTTCTCCTTTTTCATCTGCCATCCACCCAAATTGCACACTTGTTTTAGCATTGTTGTTTGCATCTATTAGTCTTTCATATTTTAGATGGTCAAATCCTACTTCTACATTAAATGTTTCATTGTTACTATCTAGAGCTTCATTCAATGTGTATTTTAACTCACCCCATCTTTCACCTTCTGTAGATAGTTTTTGTTGATGTTGTTTTGCAAGTTTACTACCTTCATTATCAAACTTAAAATGAACATCTCTAAATGGTAATGCTGTATCTGTTGATGATTTTGTAGGATCTACAAACTCTGTTATATCCCTAGTTGTTCCACTAGCATAAAAACTCTCTAAGGTTTTTACATTAATAACTCCATCTTTTTCAAATGCTGTTAAATTAAACATTTTAAACAATGATGTTAAAAAATCTATAATCTTAATTCTAGGTATGTTATCTGTAATGTTAAAAGCAATATCTGTAGTTATGGTAAAATTTTGATTTATAGTACCACCTGAATATGGATAATTATCTACTCTTAAACTTAGTCCAAAACTATCCATAGTAAATGGCACTAAAGTTTCTATTTCAAATGTATAAAGTGCATACCTTTCTTCTGCAATAAATCTAAGGCTACCATCTCTAACATTATTACTTTCTTCAAATGTTTTTCTTGTTATTTCTGTCCCATTTTGCTTAACTACTAAATCAAATGTTGGATGATTACTAGCTGTAAGAAATTCTGCTGTAACTTCTGCATCATAATTATAATTAGTACCAATCCATTGTAATCCTGAATATCTTGTAACAAAAAGCATATCAATACCTCTTACATCATATTCTGATTTATAATTCCATCCTACAATTTGATGTTTAGTAAGTGTTAAATCTTCTTCTTCAAACACTCTACCTTCTTTATTTTGCAAAAGCATGTATAAGTTTTGATAAGTTTGTGGACTATTTGTTAAGTTAAAGAAATCATCAGAAAACCTTATTTGTGGATACAAGCTCTCTATTGCTTTTACAATTAGGTGTACTTTTATTGCATAAGTCAAATCTTCATAATAAACACCATGCACATTATCACTAGTATATGGTGATGAACCATCAGGATACAAGTTACCTCCTGCTGCTGCATTAGGTGTTCCATCAGCATTATTGTATTGTGCACTAGTACCTGAGCTACTATCATAAAATAGTCTCATAGTGTTTGATATAAGTGGCACTATCAATGCTTTAGAAAAAGTAATCTGTGCAGGTGTGTCTGATGTATCTCTAGGATCATTAACTGTAAAAGTTAAACCATTTTCATCTATCATTGTAGATCTAATCTTAACACCTGTATAATTTGTGTTAAACTGAGTGAGCCACTCTAGTGATGATAAATCTGTGTCTCCTAGTAAGTCTTTTAGGTTTATTGTTCTTCCAAAAAATGTAACTCTATATGCTTTAGGCCTACCTGATTCTAAATCTACTCCTTCTAATTTTATTTTACCTTCTCTAAATGGATTGTGGTTTAATTCTATTCTTGCATCAAGTTTCTTTCTTGCATCAAAAGCATATCCATTCTCTATATTAAATCTATAGTAATGTCTAAATATTTTGTTGTTATTTTTACTTGCAGGAAGTGTAAATGGTTTACTAAAATCTGTAAAGACCTTAGATATATCCCTTACATCTTGTATGGTTTGAGTTAGACTTACACTTTCATCTTCAAACTGCTCTACTCTTTGTCCACCTATATATAATTGAAATGCACTCATTATCTAACACTATTAATTACATCAAATGCAAACTCACACTCTATTGTATAGTCAATAATTTTGTTATTTATTCTTGTTTTCTTTTCTAATTGTTTAGTTAGTATTTTGACTGGATATACTACATTATCTATTTTTGCCCACACATTCTCAGATAAAATCAACTCTTGTAAAGGTTGGAATATTGTCTCATCTACATATCCTGTATTAAGTGTAATATTTCTTTTACCTTGTTTGTTATAGACATAGTTTTGATGTTGTGTAGAAGAGTAAGTATGGCTAGTTGCTGTAGTTAATAAGTTAGCATATTCACTATTTGTTGAATTAAAATTTTCTACTGATTTTTTGTTAAACCAAAGTTCTTGTAAAGCTCCAAATTTGTTTACAAATACTAATTGTACAATTGTGTGTACAGGATCACATATTCTATTTACAGTTACAGTTACATTTGCAATACTTACTTCTGTTCCATCTGTTACAGTTCCTAGTATAGTGTGATAATTTATACCATTAGCACCATCTTCTTTAGGAATATATGCAGTTACACCATCAGGTATAAAGACAGATGTGTTAGATTGTAAAAGTGAACTAGCTGTAATTGTTTTATTAGAGCCTTCATTAAAGAAACTGTATGCATCAAATCCATAAAATGTTTCTGCTGCATCTGATGCTGCTGCTGTAGGTGTAGATGATGCTTGTGCTCTATCTTGTTTATTTAGTGTAAACCAATCTACTTGTAATGATGCTACAACTCTGTTACTAGGATAAGGTAATGTTGTTCCATCCCATGTAACATCTAAGTAGTCTCTAAGTAATTCACTAACTTCCCACATAACTGTAGCTGTACCTGATACATCTGTAGTGTCTTTTCTTAATAAATATCTTTGTGTACCACCTATAGTAATGCTTAAATCAGCACTTCCATAAGTACCTGACTTAGTTTTCTTGTAAAAGTATGGAGATCTTAGTCTAATTATTGCCATCTATTGTAAATTTTAAAAAGTTATTAGCATCTAATGCATATTTGTCTATAAATTTCTTTGGTAGTTTTTTAAACTCTTGTGCAAAAGCATCTGAAAAGAAGTATGTAGGTTTAACACCTTGTTTAAATAACTTTCTAGCTATTGCAAAAGTAATTGACTGTCTTTTAACAAATCTACCTGATGCATCTCTACTACCTTTTAGGTTTCTTCTTACAACCCATTTGTCTAATGATTTAGTAGGAGGCATTTTAGACTTATAGCTATATGTAGGTAGTCCATGCTTTCTAACACCTCTCTTGTTATCTTTACCATCTATCCCTGCATCTTGATAAAAACCATATTCATTCATCAAGAATTTTAATGAAAATGATTGCTGTTTAGAAACATCTAGATAAAACTTTAAAGACCTTTTAAGATTACCACTAGCACTCATGCTCTTTCCTTTATATCCTCTTGTAGACATATTAGACTTTGCTAATTCAATTACATCTTTAGCAAACTTGTTTAGTAGTTCTGTAGTCTCTTTAAATTTCATTAACAAACATTTATATCATTTATTATCTCTACTGTAAAAGATGTGGCCCATCCTGCTAGTACATTCTCAAATCTATCAAAAAATGGTTCACATGTAGCATCACCTACTAGTCTATAACCTAATTGATGCAGTTGGCCTATTCTTAGTCTACTAATCATTCTGTTAGATACAGCTAATTGTGTATTTAGTATGTCTATGGTATTGTTGTTTATAAATGGATCCTCATCATATGTTTTACTAGAATCTATTTGCTCCATTGTTAAAACTGTAAAATCAAACTGTAGTGTTTTCTCACTATTAGTAACATTCTCTATTATGACATGTGCTAATGGAAACATTGTCATTTTACCTAAGTCAATATCTGTTATATCTCCAAAGGTTACTGTCTTTACATTGTCATTTGCTAGTAACTCATTTTTAATTGTGTCTGTTACTAAATAAAATCCTCTTACACTACTATCTGTTGCCATAACTTTGTTTTATTCTAATTTGCTCTAATCTTGTTTTCTCATTTACAAATTCTAAATACATTAAAACTTTGTGAACTCCCATTTCTGAGATATGTTCAAATTTTGTAATATCTCCTTGAGTTGCCTGGTAAAAGCTACTGTAGAAACCCCACTTTTGTTCAAATCCTCCTTCAGTTGTGTATCCTTCAGAACTCCCCTGTCCAAATAGTCCAGTATAACTTGACTCAACTCTTTCCCTAAATTCAACAAAAAAAAAACAGCTCCAAGTGCTACACCTAGAGGCATGTCTTTCATATGCTCATTTACTTTACCTTCATACTTCTTTATATTGTACTTTCCTCTGACCATAATATCTATTGGCCTATACATTACTGACATTGCCTTGTCCATATCATCCCAGTCTTTTAGATAGTTGTCTAAATCAACAAACTCACCAAAGCTAATCTCATCTAAGTTTGGTATAAAACCATATTGCACTTTATCTAATGTAAATGTCTCTCTGAATTTAGCTTTAGTTTCAAATAGATCTGATAAACTATTAACTATGTCTTGTACATCAGTCCACCTCATACTAACTACATGTTTTAGCTCTACATTACAGAATATCTCTATCATCTTCTGAGCTACAAATGTATCATCTGTATTTTCCTTTTGGATTTTTAAGAATTTTTGATATTGCCCAAGTGTTACTTCATTTATATCTGTGGGCACTTTTATTGTTATCTCCATACTAGTATAATAACTTTTTTGCATTTTTTTTCAAAAAAATTTGGTGGTATTATAATAATGTATTATATTTACATCATAAATATGAAAAACACTATGAAAAACAAGACAAAAACAAGATACAGAGTTTACTCCTTAGGACAAGGAATAAAAGAATCTAATGATTATTTTACATCTCTTGCAGATGCTAAAAAGTTTATGAAATCTCATTATAACTTTATGATTGAAATGAGTGCAAGTCTATTTACTCTTTCTAAAGAGGAAAGTGATAATGATTTTGATGACATTGATACTACTGGAATTGACACAAGAACAACAATAATTAATTTATAATATTATGAAAGACTTAAAAGAATTAGAAAAATACTTTAACCTACCAATTTGGTTAATAACCTTATTACTTTGGATTGGAGCTGTAGGATTAGTCATCCTAATGGCACTTGCTGATTCATTGTGATGTTTTTCATATTAATTTGTTTAATTACAGGAGTGGAGACTTAGGTTTCCCTCCTTTTTTTATTTGATAGCATACCTACCATAATTAGGATATGATAGTTTATGAACTACAGAATATCTAAGACTATCACAAAAGTGATTAAACTTATCCTCAGGCTTGTTAGTAGGATTGTTGTCTTTATCTTCTATGTACTTATAGTTCTCTAATTCTTTGATTGCATTAGTGCTCTCTTTTGTTACATGTAGTTTGTATCTTCTAATCAGGTCTATTCCATAGTTGATCTCATATTTCTTTTTACCTTTTATGTTCCAACCCATTCTATGTATCTCTTCTATACTTTTAGGTTCACTACTATCTGCATATATCTCATCTCTCCTATCTAATCCTAATTCTAAGAACCTTTTAGCTAAGTCTTGATTAGTTAGTCCATATTCATATAAAAGCTCTTTAGAATACATATTATCACCTTCTATGTAAGTTGCACATAAAGAACTTGGATCATGGGCAAATCCAAAATCAAGTCCATAAGATATTAGTTTAGCACTAGGTGGTATTTCATCTACTATATGAAACTTAAATACTAGTGATCTGTTTTGACCTCTTAGACCTAATCCATAAACTCTCCAGTAATCAGGATCTGTATCTTTTAATCTAAGTAGCTCTTGTTTTAGATTGTCAGATATAAATGGATTGTCCATGAAAGTTGTAATGTGTAATGCACAATCAGGTCTCTCTAAGACTTTGTCATATATCCAATGGAACTGGTCATGTGGATTGTAGTCTATAATTATATCACCATCTGTTCTAAATAGTAATTGATTCCAGGCCTCATAGTCTATCTCATTTGCTTCATTTATAAAAAGCATATCTCTCTTTCTCCCTCTAACTCTAGAACCCATATCTAAGCTAAAGAACTCTATTAGGTTACCATTTAACCAATACTCATTAGATGTCTTGTTATGATAGATTTCTGAATACAGCTCATTGTTCTTTAGAATCTCTAGAAAGTCTCTTAGAACTGATGCTTTTAAACTAGGAAGTGTTTTTCTACATATAGAGATAACCTTGCCTGTATTTCTATGACAATAACTAAATATAATCCAAATAAGTGCATTGTAAGTTTTACCTGCTCTACTTGATCCTTGAAGTGCTACTATTTTGTGTGTATTCTTTTCTAGAATCTCAAATACAACATTAGTCTGTATCTGTTTCATTCTTTACTATCTTCACCTCAAACATTTTATCACCTACAGTATCAAACTCTTGTCTTTCAATGTATCCTCTCTTCTTTCCTTTAGTCTTTAAGTAAAATAGTATTTCTGCTGTCTTGCCTTCTTGTATATTAGCTAGTAACTGATCTTCTGCAAAGTCTAACAACCCTTCTCTAACCTCTTCTACTTTATTTGCAAAGTCATCTATCTTTAACCAATCATAATAAGTCTGTCTAGATATTTGAGCAGCTTTACAGGCTTTACTTACATTTCCCATCTTACTTGCAAATACTTCTAAAAAATGTTCTTTATTCTTTGCCATTCTCTTTTTTAGCTAATTTATGTCCAGTTTGTAAACTATTCCTTTAACTTTATAATAGCTTCTTCATACATTTCTTTTACAATTGTTGATAACTTAAGTAGGTCTTGTTCAGATAAATATTTAAGTTTTGGCTTAATAAAGTCTATTCTTTGTTCAGCTATGTCATCATCTAAGTCTATTAAAAGTGCATGATACCATTCTTCTAATCTTGTATTATATTTAGAGTATATGGGAAAGCTATTTATAGAGTGAATAACACTTGCATGAGTTATATGGTAATCATATTCACTACATAATGCTAGTATTTCTCTATAGGTAAACTTGTAATGGTTTTTTAGTATGACATATAGGAGAGATCTGATCTCAACATGTTCTCTTTGTCTAGTATTAGTAAATAAGTGCAATCCTGATAATTCCTGGATTTCATTTATTACACTTTTGATTCTATTGTTTCTTTGGCTCATCATTGTTATTGTTTTTAATTATTCTATTATGTATAAGATGATGCATTGTTCCACCAGGAGATATTTTATATTTTTTTCCTATTTGTCTATATGACATTCCTAATGCATAATCTGCTCTTATTTTAATCACAGTTTCATCTGAGTGTTTTACAATTTTTCTAGATGCTTCAAATCCTCTTTTCTGTCTATCTTCTTTAGGATTATCCATACAATTCTGACTTTGTGTTCCTATTTCAATATTGTCCCAAGAATCATCTCCTTTATCATTATTTAAATGTCTAACTACAGTACCTTCTACATATATTAAATTATCATACTTTTGAAATGCTTGTAGTCTAGAACATTTACATCTTATCATTTTTCTCCAGTTATCAGGACTTCTAAACTTTATATAATTATAACCATTATCTTTTTCTCCTTTTAGTACATCTCCATTTTTGTTTAGTATTTTACCATCAAAAGATATTCTATAACCTATTTCATAAGCTATAATTTCATTTCTATTAAATGCTGTTGCCATCCTTCTCTAATTTATCTTGTAATGCTGCTAATGCTCTCCATGCTACTTTAGCTAAATGTAAGCAACCATCATCATCCATTTCTTTTGCTTGTATTAAATGTCTTGTTAGTGCATCTAGATGATCTGTACTTTTACTCTTATCCCAATGTAGAGGTTTACCTTTGTGATGTTGGTCATTTCCAATCTTACTCACTCTTGATACTTCCATAAGTGCATCAGGAAAATAATTAAGGACACCTGTCCATACTGGATAATCTTTTCTATTCATAATTTACTACTTAATAATATTTCTTTACACAATTCTACTGGTAATATACTTCTTTGATAGTTACCTGATCTTCCTTGAATACCTTTACCTAATGCACCAGTTTCTTTCTTTGCTTTATAACCTCTAGGTTGTTTATCATGATGACAATTAGTATTTCCATTAAAACATTCTGCCCTTGATTTCCAACCATTTTTATTGAACATGGGATTATAAATATTATTGCTCCAAATGTCAGTAGGTTTAGCTACTTGTTCACCATACTGACAATACCAAACAGTTACCCTTGGAAGTCCTTTCACTACATCTAAAACTCTTAACTTTCCTCTAGGATTTTCCATATACCAAAACTTAGGTTTTAAGGCATAAATTATCTCTAAAGTTTTTTCTACATACTTAACACCTAGTACTGCTTTTTCTGATTTTGGTGTGTTATTTTTATTCCAATGTCTAAAAATTGATGCAACACTAAAAGATGTACATGGAGGACTTGCCCATATCAGATCAGGTTTAAATGGTACTTTCTTAATATCAAAGTTTAAAATATCTACAGCATAGTCTATTCCATCAAACTCTTTATAGTCAGATGTAAATGTTTCAAAACCTAGCTTTTTAGCTTCACCAGTAAATGTACAACTACCTGCAAATAATTCTAATACTTTCATCCTACTTTACCTAATAAAATGAAACATACAAAATTGGTAAACATAATTAGCCAAAATGTAATTGGAAAATATAACCACCAATTTCTGATAATTGCTTTTTGAAATTCTTTATCAACTGGCATGTTGATCTCTTTTTTAGTTGCTTTCATAATTCTATATTTAAGTAATATTGATCTAAATCTACATCATCCATAAACCACTCTCTATATGTTTGTAATGCTTTTGTTACTTTCATCTCACCTCTCTTATAAAACTCTTCATTAGCATTTGCATATCCAATATCTAGTGAACCTTTATCTATAACAATAAACCCCATATTATCAGGCTCTATGTTAAATAGTCTACAATACAAATAACATTGCACATCATATCCATACTTGTCAGCAGAATACTTCCAACCTTGAATTGTACTTGTACTTTTTAGGTCATACATATAATTGTCTTTTAAAATGTCAGCTTTAGCTCTAAATGGAAAGTCCATAATATTACCAATCTCAGCAACTTCAAACTTAGCATTATTTATTTTAGATAATACCATTTCATTTCTAAGTAGAGCATCAGCCAACCTTTCTGCATCATTTTTTTCTTTCATAGTAAACACTTTGCCAAATTCTTTTACTGCATCTTTATACTTCTTTGTATTCTTTGATTGTACATCAATAAAGATTTGGTTCTCAAAGACATTTGGTTCTAGCACACAAGTATGAAACAACCATCCATCTCTTAGTGCTTGAGATTGTTGTGATCCATACTGAAGAATATTGTAATATGTTTTAGGTGATGATAATAAATGTTTTATAGATGTAGAGCTTAATGCATACTTACCTAAGTATCCATAGTAAAACTCATCATCATAAGCCTTTTCTTTTAGCTCATTTATATCCCATTGTTTATTGTCTAGTAGTGTTATTTTCATTCTTGAAGTTTTAAGTTAATTTCTATATGTAATGTATTGTTTTGCACATGATATGTTTTTTGAACTATTTGACAATGTAATGTCATGTCTTGAAAGTTTATCATTACCTCTTCATACATATTTGGTATTGCATCAAAATCCATCCATATTCTATTAACTTGATATAATAAAAGATCATGTATATCATCCTCTGCATTAAAAAATATACTGTTATCTTCTAATGTCAGATCAACATGAAGTTCAATCCTTTTGTTGCTCAAGTTTGTGTTCAATCCTTCTAGCTCTTTCAATAGCTCTTAATTTATCTGATCTATATTCATCTATACTCAACATCAAAAGATGTCTATCATTCTGTAATTCTTGTACATAAAAATGTACTTGTAAAACAGCATTTATTAAAGTCTCTAATTTATCATTAGTAGAATGTTTCTTTTGCCACTCTAATAATATATTATTTATAACCTCAGAGTTTGCTAGATATTGCATGTCTTTTAGATTGTCTAATTTTTTGCTCACTAACTCTCTGTCAATATCCTTTACAGGAACACTAATATTGAAGTCTGTATTTTTCATAATCTCTTATATCAGATTCTCTAACTTTTATTATTACATCCTTATTACCATCTCTAGTATATAGGCAATGATAATCAGATTTATTTACACACACATCCTGAAATCTTTTTATGTACTTAACTAATCCTAGTCTATCATAAAAAACATATGATTTTATATCTATATATTCTATAACCATATATTTTGCAAATCCATACAAAGATCCTTTACCACCCCATACATTTCTTTTCTCTAACCATACTGCATCAGTATTCTTATCACCTTTTAAATCTACTGGAGTTTTTTCACCTACAATAAAATCAACATGATAATTCTTATCAATATGTGTAGATGTTTTTTCTGCTTTTATTCCTATAGATTCCATATATTCTTTAAATCTTTTTTCTGACAACTCTCCCTTTTTCCAGTTGCCTCTATTCTGATAACTCTTTGGACTGAACACCATTGTTGTAAATTTCTTTTAAATCATTTATCCATTTATTAATAGTGTCCATCTTTCTAGCACCACCACATCCACAAGGTATATTAAATGCATGATTAAAATACTTTGCATGTAATTCATATACAATCTGTAAATCATCATCTGTAAAACCCTTTGTCATTTTATGAAAGAAGTCTCCTAGAGATTGATAATCTTCTTGACTTACTTGTTGCTCTAACAATCTTTTATAACTCTTTGATCCCATCCTTAGTCAATTTATATTTATTTAATTTATCTTTTCTCTTATCACACCCACAATCTTTATAACCAAATAAATTTGCCACAAACATTGCTATTCTTTTACCTTGTCCTAAGGTAACAATATTTATTATTTTTTCTGTTAAATCTCCTAATCTCATTTCTTTTTTTCTTTTTTTTCCATGAGCCATTCTGTATCCATTTTGCAAATATCTTTTTATGGCCTTTTGTATTTTCATAATCCTATTTTCTGCTTTAGTAATTTCTTAACTTTTGTAAATGTGTTATACAAACTAATATAAGTTATTGTTGTCTTTCTACTCAGCTCACTAATCTTAGTTCCTGAGCTTACTATCTCAAATACTTTCTGATCATACCAATGTAGTTTGCTAAACTCTTCATTAAACCTCTCTTCATATTCTTTAAATGGTACTTGACTTGCATCTTCTACTTTGTGTAAATAATCCTCATCAATATACCTAATTCTGCTTTTCTTTTTTTGTAGCTGTAGGAACATAGTGTATAAAGTTTTAAATACATAGTAGTAATTAATATCATCTTTATAGCTAATGTCAGTTCCTTTTTCTGTAATATGGTGAATTTTTATGTACATTTCTTGAGTAAGATCTTCTGCTGTTGCCTGGTCTAATCCAAAACTTTTACATATGTTAATCCAAATTTTATGCTTTTTTGCTGCTTTTTCCAGTATACTCATCTATCAACTCCTTCAAATTCTCTCCTTCTATACTAAACCCTACATTGTTAGGTATTGACCTTAACTTAACAGGTGATAACAATGATGTTGGCATCATACCTGTATCTGTATTTTTAACTTTCAAAACATCATTTCTGTAACCATCCAATCCATAGGATGCTGCACCATTCTATGAACACTTATAAAATTTGAACACCTGTTACCCCACTTTCCACCACCTTCTATGTCTGACATTTTAGGTGCTACTGGATAACCTGCATATTCATGATTTGTTGGATGAACTTTTCTTAGTGCTTCACTATGTGCATGAGCTGTAAGCCAAACTGCAACTTTTGTTTTATGACAAAATAATCTAATTTGTGTAGCAACTAGATAATCATATTGGTGTCCACCTACACTTCTATATAAATCTTTTTCAAAGTCTAGAGAATTATATGGATCTATTAAAAATCCTTGATAGTCCCAACTTTTTTTAATCTCAGAACCTAAGTCTAAGAGTGATTTATAAGTTTGTGTTTCATCTATAGATATAAATTTAAAGTGAAGATCTACCCATCTTCCCAATTTCTTCAGCTTTTTCTCTTCTATCTTATTGATGGGCAAACCTTCTTTATATTCTATTAATTTCTTTACTATGCTATATGGCTCATTTTCAGCAGTATATACTAGCCATCTTATATTATGTCTTAGTGTAAACAAAAACATTAAGTATATACAAAAATGTGTCTTGCCAACATTACTATGTCCACAAAACACATTAAAACTTCCTTCTTTAAATCTAAAATAGGTGTCAAAAGTTTTGTTCACACCTAGTGCCAACCCCTCCTTGATTTCTCCTGATCTTATTTTATCAATTTGGTCAAGTTGGGATTGTATATCTAGAATCATTTAAAAAGGTACTTGGTCAAGCTCTCTATCAGGAGAGTGATCTGTTGTAGTTACTTTCTTTTCAGGTACAAATTCTGAAAAAGGCATATATAATTTACCTGCCTTTGATTTAAGAATATCCATATTTAAATATCCATTGTTCTTTTTAAGAAATTCTTGTACATAAGGATCTTGTAGAAACTTATCAAATCTTTCTACTGATAACCTCATTTTAGCTACAACAAAATCTTTTGGAGATTCTTCAACATAGACACCTCCTATGAAATCAGGTTTTGACATATTATTGTGGTTTAGTTATACATTCTTTATATAATAGTTTAGCAATATACACAGTTTCTTTTAATAACTGGTCTTTTTCTTCATTGCTAGAACAATTCATCCATGCTTGTGATCCTACTAAATCAACTGCTTTATTTATTCCTACAGATCTAGCTATGCTTTCTTGTTGTGTCATAGTTATGCCTGTAGATGGTTGTGTAGCCTGTTGTGCATTAGGTGGTGGTGTAACAAGTTTACCATAGTTTTTATCAGATAGTGTATAGTGAATAGTATCACCAATCTGTCTTTTAAACTCACCTATAGCTGAAAAATCAGGCATATCACCATTATTTAATTCAACTTTATATTTGTTAAATGTTTGCTGTCCATTACTCCAGTTTCCATTAGGTGTAATTGACTTAATTGTTCCTGTTTTAATATTCTTGGATTCCACTATACAAATTATTTAAGTTAATATTTTTTTTTTCCTCATCACTACCAAAACCTTTAAGCTCTATTTTAAGCATTGTAAAGTCATGTAGTAATTTTTTATTCTCTCTAAGGAGTTCACTATAATCATTAAGTGTTTTAGTGAGTTCTTGTCTAAGCTGACTAACTGTAGCTTCAAGTTCTTGTATCTTACTGTCTTTTGCAGTAAGTTCTTCTTTTGAGTTGCTTTTGAAAATATTCATAATCTAAGTTTGATGATACTAAATTACTATAGATTATTATAATATCCAAATTTATTTTAACTTTTTTTTATATTTTTCATACATCTCTTGTAGTTCTTCAAGTGTAAATTTACATGTACCCCTTGATTTTTCTAGCAATTCATCAGCTTTATGATCACCATATTTTTTATTAATAAATTTAGAATATTCATATTGCTGACCTGCTAAAAATGTATTTGCATATGCACTTTGTAGGTGAACATTTTGCTCATCCCACCTTGTACACATAAATCTTCTAGATATAAAATGTCCTGCATGGCCTTTAGTTTTATGTATTACTTTACCTGAAGTACAACATTTGCCAAACCCATTAACATCTGTATCCCTCTCTCTAATATATTGTGAAAATACCTTATCTAGCTTTCTAATTAGTGTTTTTCTCTTGCTCATTATTATAGTATATTATAAACTTATTATAAGTATAATATATATTATTATATAATAATTAATAAATATATAATACTAATACTTATATTATAGTTTTCTTATTTTCTCAATACTTCTACCACCAAAATAAGCTCCATAAATAACAAATAAAAGCTGAGTTATAAGTGTTAGATCATATTCCATAAAAAAACCAACTGCAAATACTAATGTAAGAAAAATTAATGATAGAGGCCTAATATTTTTACTAAGGTAGCTGTCTGATAAATTGTCTGATTCCCATCTTCTAGTTACACTATCCATTTCTGCTAGATCCATATCTAACATCTTAAGAGCTATGTCTTTATCTTGTTGTGGTAAATCAGAATCTTTTATTACTAGGTCTTTTACTAGGCCTAATAATCCTTTATCAGGTATTGTCTCTGCTAGTGTCTGAAACACTCCTGATCTTCCTAGAAGAAACTGACCTATTTTTGTTTCCCTGAACTTTTTTCTTTTTTTGCTCATAGATTCTATAGCTTGTTAAACCATTATCATTCTTATATGCTTGTAATACTTGATTTCTATTCTTGCCTTCTCTATAGCTAACATGTACCCAATTAGGAGATTCATCCCCAAACTCCCATATTAATGTATCAAACTCTAAATTATCTTTTACAAAATCAAATATTTCTTTGTTAGATACCTCTGTATGATCCATATCTATGTCTATAGCCTGACCTGTCATGTGTAAACTAGTTGGAGAGCTATTTTTAATAGCCTTATTTAGACTTTCACTCCTATACATGCTAGATACATATACTGGACACTTAAAATGCTCTCTAATAGGCTGAAATAGCTTTTCTGCTGTTACCTTTAAATTATCTAAGTGTTTATCAGTAGGTGTATTGTCTATTCCTAATCTTTTTGCTGTCTCTGATCTTACAGCTTCTGCTAGTGTTAAATTCTTTGATAATAACATTTATTACATTTTTAACTTTCCAATCCATTTATTCCAAGAAGTTGCTACTTTGTTATTGAAGTTTTCTAATTTGTTTGCTAAGTATCTTAATATTCTAACCATTATTTTTTATTTATTATTTCAAGTATTCTAAAAATTGTATACACTATAGTTGCAATTAATAATATCATTTGTAAGCCTGAGTTAATACTTTCTACCCATGCAATCATTAATGTAAAAACTCCTAAAATACTTGGTTCAAATTTCATTTTTATTTATTTTAACATGCTTGACAACTTACACTATGACTAAATATTCTATCTGAATATCCTGAATAATAATATTTTACATACCCAGTAACTGAATTACCACAAACATTTGGTTCACTTTGACCTGCATATACCCTACAAGTACTACTTCTTAATGAACATGAAGGTTGTCTACTTGAACTTTGTGGTGGCCATGAGCCAAAAGTTGCTTTACAGTTTGGATAACTACTATTTGTGTGAGTAAAATTACCATCTCCATATACATCAAGAGATGTATTACTAGTGCTGTTTGTAAATAGTGGTCTAAACCCTCCATTAAAGTTATTGTTAGGACACCATAAACTACTCATATCTCCATATGGATTCATACTAGAGTGTGATACAGGTATATAAGCAGCAGGTACTGTTACAGTTTGCATGGAACTATATCCAGTTTTCCCTGCTGAATTAGTACAATAAATCCATGCATAATATGTTTGACCATTAGTAAAACCTCCTACTGTTGGATATGCCCATGAATAAACACCCCATGAGGTACCAACTTGATATTTTGTATTTGCTGTTGGACCTGATGAATTTGTACCTACATATAAACCATACTCTGTTGTATTACAATAAGGCAAATAATCTAAAATTGTATATAATTGAATATCTCCATTTGGATTTGCACTTGAGTAAACTGTTCTATAAGCAGGAGTACCACAAGATGAGTACCCATAAAAATCACTCATTTCATCAGGTTCTGTAAAACCTGCATCATTACTTAAAGTTCCAAGAGATACATTATCATCTGTATCATTCCCATTAATTTCTTGATTAATGTCAGCTCTAAGTCTAAGTTGTCCTGATGATGGTACTGGCATATTATACTTTTATTAATTCATTAAACCCTTCTCTTTCCTTTATAGCATTGTAACATTGAGACCAAATATTTGTGTCATGGTCATAATTAACTAATTGATGTCCTTCAAAAAACAAAAAGTTTTCATTATCTGCATCTCTAGCTTCTCTACTTTCATACCCTGCTATGTGATAATGCACTTGTTCTTTTTTTTCACCATTTACAGTTAATGTGTGCATTTGAATAGACTTTACATAAACATAAACATTATCATAAGTTTCTGTAGTTAATGTTTGTTTAGGTTGTTGTATAGTTTCTTCTGTCCCATCAGGATGTGTAACTAATATATCTTCTGTTTCAGTTTCACTATAATTAATATGTGTGTATGTTAATGCTCCTTCTAATGCCATTTTTATTTATTTTTACAATTGTTACACTTATTATTTAATTCCTTAACAGCTTCAATTAAGAGTCCAATTACACCATTGTAATCTACTGCTAAGAACTTGTCATTTTTATTTATAGATTCAACTTCTTTTACTATCTCAGGTAATACTTTTTGCAATTCTTGTGCTATAACACCACCTGATCTTGCATCTCTATCAATCCAGTCAAATGTTACACCTCTAATCTCATTTAGTTTTTCTAATGGACTATCAATTACTTTAACATTTTCTTTTAATCTTTCATCAGATGATATTGTTGTAGAGTATGCTACTACATCACCCTCTACTTGAAGAGTACCTGTATCTTGTAGTCTCATATCCTCACTACCATCTATAAAGAAGTTTATTTGGTCTGATTGAACATTTATGTAATCATTAGTATCTAAACCAATTTGTGATATTAAACCTCTTGAATCTAAAGATGCACCATAAGTTACAGTCTCTCCCATTCCACTATGAGCTGTACAATAAGTGTATAGTGTTACAGTATCTTGTTCTGTTGTAATTTGTGTGTATGCACCTGATGTTCCTGGTGTACCAACTGCTGTTACATTAGTTGTATATTCAGAACCACCTCCATGTGTACCATCAGAGGTTGTAGAAAATCTTAGTGGATGTCCTGAGTTTGTAGAATCACTTTGATTAAATCTATATGTTTGACCTTTTGATAATGTGATTGATTGATAACCTCCATCATAGTAGTATACATTACCACTTCCTGGATTAACAACTGTTACTAATACTTCAGAATATATAACATCTGTTGTGTCATTTATTTTTAAATCCTCTAAGTTTGTTAGTGCAACTGTATCATCTGCTATTTTTGCTCCTGTTACTGCATCATTTGCAATAGTAAGTGCTACTGATCCTGTTACATCTCCAGTATGTGTTTGGTTATACAAATTAGAAGAACCTTCTGTAAGGTCATCTGATGTTTTAGTACCTAGTGCAGTATCAAACCTTGCAGTAGTATAATACAAGTTAGTTCCTTCACTTAAATCAGTTGTAGATTTAGCAGCAAAAGCTGTATCAAATCTGCCACTAGTGTAATATAAATTAGTTGTCCCCTCACTAACATCATCTGTATCTTTTGTTGCTAGTCTAGTGTCAAAGTCAGTATTTGCTCTTGTAGAGGTATAATACAAGTTTGTTCCCTCTGATAAATCTGATGTAGACTTACTAGATAAATCTAAGTTAGAACCTACTTGTAATGCTATTCTTGCATCAGCTCTAGCATTTGTAAAATATTCATTTGTTGAACCTTCTGCTACTGCATCTGAATCAAAAGTTATATTTGCACTTCCATCAAAACTAGTTCCATTTATAGTTCTAGGTGTAGAAAGTGTGTCTGCTGAAGTAGCACTAGTTGCTGTTGTGGCACTAGCTGCTGCTATCCCTAGTCCATCTACATATGTTTTAGTAATGTGTGCTTGTACTTCTGCTGAGCTAGGCCCTGTATAAGTAAATACACCAGTTGTATTATCATAACTAAAACTACCATCTCCTCCTGCATCTGTTGCACTTAAATCTGTTAGTGATAAACCACTTGTTGTAGATGCAATTTGTAAAGTGTTAGCTACATCATTGTATGTTAAACTAATTCCTGTCCCTGCTGTAAGTAAATTATTAACAGCATCATCACTTCTCTCTTGTGTAAAATATTGATTAGTTGATCCTTCAGGTAAATCATCTGTATTTACTTGACCTGTTCCTGTTCCAAAATCTATTAATGTGTCATCTATAGAATCTGCTGCTAAACTTACAGCTCCATTAGATACACTAAAATGGTCTGATGAGAAACTAGCAACTCCTTTTGCACTTGTTGATGCATCTGTACCTGCTATAGTGAAATTTGGATATGTTCCTGATGCACTTAGTCCAGTACCACTTGATGCAGTAATTGCAACTGTTTGGTCAGGTGATGTGTTTGTAACTGTAAATGTTGGATATGTACCTGTAACATTTATTCCTGTTCCTGTATTTAAAGCTACAGTCTGATCAGGAGAAGTATTTGTAATTGTTAAAGAATTATTTGTGTCATCATATGAGCTGCTTATTCCAGTTCCTGCTACAACTAAGCTAGATACTCTATCATCAACTCTTTCATCAGTAAAATATTTATTACTTGTTCCCTCTGACACATCATCTGTTGTTTTTCCTGCTAAAGCACTATCAAATCTTGAAGTAGTGTAGTAAAGATTTGTGCCTTCAGTTAAGTCTGAAGTTGTTTTGCTTGATAAATCTAGATTTGCTCCAGTATTTAAATCAATTCTAGCATCTACTCTTGCATTAGTTAGATACAAGTTTGTTGATCCTTCACTTACAGAATCAGTATCAAATGAAATGTTAGCTGTACCATCAAATGATGTACCATTTATGGTTCTTGCATTTTCTAAAGCTGTTGCAGTAGATGCATTTCCAGTTAATTCACCAGTAAATCCTGTAGATGTTACAGAAGTTAATCCTGATATTGTAGATGGTAATCCTATTGTTAAAGAGTTACCACTAGAAACTGTTTCTATTTCATTTGCTGTACCTGCAATAGTAAATGTTTCAGTATTTAAATTTATACTTTGTGTTCCTCCTGTATCTCCTGCAAAATCTAAATCAGAAATTGATACCTGAGAATCTACATATGCTTTTATTGATTGTTGAGTTGCTAGTGATGTTGCACTATCTGAACTCATATTGTCCTCATCTTTAATATCTGCAATTGTTATTGTGCCATCAGATAAAGAACCAAATGTAATTGTACCTATTGCTGTTAGATCCCCTGCATTGTTTAGAGATATACCTGATTCTGTTCCAAGACCATCAGAAATGACCTTTAAACTAGCTGTTAGACCATCATTATCTCCTACTTTTATTAAAGAATCATAACTAGATGCAATAGATATACCTGTTAAACTACTAGCCATTTTATTTTGTTTTTAATTTATTATTAATATACTTCATTAACTTTATAATGTTTTTTTGCTTAGGTTTATATATTTTTATAGCACCCATCCTTGAAAAGTTGGCTCATCTCTATCAGGATATATATCTTCATTTGTGTTAGATGTATACTCTGGAAATGAGTTTTGGTTAAAGTCCATGTATTGTATAAACCTTCTTGTATAATATTCAGCTAAACTTCTTTCTTTTTCAACTAAATAATCTACTTCTGTTTTACTTACAGTCTCTGCATTTTCAGAAACATGTTTTGATATACCACCCTGCTTGATTTGATAAGCTGCAAATGGTAAATAATCAACCATTGCAAAGTGTATAAGCATTGGTTGTATATAATCAACTAACAAATTTTTATAGACTGTTCCATCTAGTGTTTCTGTATTTATTAGTGATTGTATTTTTTGATACAAATCTGTACCTAAATAATTTTGTATATGTATCTCTTGTGCAATTTTAATAAAATGCATTAGTTTATCTGCTTGAACATTACCATCTATAATTGTGTTTTCTACTAGATCTTGTTTATTTATAAATAATACTGTTGCTGCCATTACTTCTTATTCTTTTTTGATGTTTTATATCCTTGATGTTCCATGTCTCTAGGTGCTACTCCTGCCTTACCTATGTTAGCAGGTTTAAAACCTTGACTTTTAGCTTGATTTTCAGAAACTACTTTATCATTTGCTAATCCTTTATTTGGCATAAATGTACCATCAGGATTTCTTTTTCTAAAATATACTACTCTAGTCCATTTGTGATAACAATTAGGGCCACCTTTGTATAACCATATTGAATATTTACCTGTATTGTTACCTGAAAATTGTGGATTTACTGCAACATTATCCATAGACTGTATATCTTCTTTTCTATATATCTTTCTTGCATTGTATAGTGTTCTACAGAAATCTCTAGTATTCTTTCTAACACCACCAGTATACTTGTATCTTACTTTAAATAATGCTTTATCATCTTCACTCTTTTTTGCCTTTGTAGATTTTACATCTTTTGCACTTGCAAGTTCTAACATAGAGTTTAACTTGTCATCATTATCATAATCTACTTCTTGTTCTGATATAATATCCCAAGTCTCTAAATCTTCATCTTCTCCTAGAGCAACTAATTGTTTAGCTAAATCTTTAGTCAAATGCTCATTGTTTCTATGAATCTTCATTTTATTCTTTTTAAGACTTAGTTTTTGACCTGTCTCTTCTTCTCTTGTTTCTTTATCTACAACATTATCTAATTCCATAAATTCTAAAGGCTGTAGTGTTTTAAAGTAAAGTTTAAGGTTTATATCATTATAAGCTAGAACCTTGTTTAAATGCTCTATAATTGTGTTTTGATAAGGTTTTATAACCATGTTATCCATTAATATAGATGCACTCTTAATTTCATCAGCATTGTTTCCAAGACCAGTTGTATTTTTAACCCCAAGTAACATTGGTGATACAACTCTATGTGCTACTAATATTTTTTCTTGTGATTCTGTAGATAAGAATTGGT